ACACGCGTGTTCCCGCGCACCCTACAGGAAGCCTACCCCAAGGACTATTTAAACGAGGGCGTATTCGAGGGACCCTATCGTGACCCACACCTCAGTGACTTCGCCATCCTGTGCGCGTTGATCGCCATCGTTGGGTTTTTCTTTTATATGTTTAGCAAATACATTTGGGGGTGATATGACACCAGAAGACGAAGAGTTCGCACGCCTAGAGCGTGAAGCGCAAATGCGTGTGCGTCAGATTGACGAAGACTTTGAGCGCGAGTATGCCAAGTGGGAACACAGCCCCAAGCATCAGATGTTTAAACTCATGGACGAGCTAGCCCTTGCCCGTGTACTAATACGCGAGTTGGGTGACCGACTGGCTAAGTTGGAGAAGGGTAAAGAGCCATTAACTTGTCCCATATGTAACGCGACTGCCTATCCATATCCAAAGTGCGGGTGCGTCTTTTACAAGGAGAAGAACACATGACACAAGATGAATTGATTGCCAAGTTAACAGAGATGTTAGAGATACAACAGAAGTTGCATGAAACAGCGATAGATATGCTCAAGCCCGCGATAGAAGCCGAGCGCGAGGCGTGTGCAAAATTGTGTGAAGACAGCGTGGAATACGCGGGTGGCACTTTGGCTGAAGCAATCAGAGCAAGGGGACAAGCATGACAGCCGCATACTTTGAAGAACATCCAACAGACCCTGACAAGATGATCTTGCGTAAGCCACGGCTAGACCAAGGCGCAGACTACGAGCGCGGGTTCGTTGACGGGATGCAGTATCAGATGCAAACCAGCGTAGATAAAGCAGTTAATGCAATGTCACGCACATGGACAGGCCTGACAGATGAGGAAATGCTTGAGTGCAATATGGATGGTGACATCATGATTGACCGAGAAACAGCCAAGCGAAACGTAGAAGCCAAATTAAAGGGGAAGAACAATGTTTGATGATGTGCCACTTATGAACAAAGAACGCGACGACTCGTGGGAAGCGTTTATCAAACGCAAAGATGTGAAGGCTATGTTTTCAGAGGAGGGCTTTGGCTTTCCTCTTAATAGGGGTTACTACGACTTGTGGTGCATCGCTTGGGCGAAGGCATGGGACAAAGGTTTTCATGCAGGAAGGGAAAAGAACAATGGCTGACTGCCCACACTGCGAGTACCACAAACAACGCGCACACAGGTGGCGTGTGGAGGCATACAAACTAAGCGGGCATGCACTGCCCGTGACAGATGCGGTCAAGGTATCGCCTCTTGAGTTTGTGACTATGACGCTAGAGCGTGAGCATCTAGTTGGCAGACCATTGATATGGGCAGAGTGGCCTAACCCAGAGGAGAAGAAATGATTCTTAACCAAGGCAAAGTCGCTGGCGGTTTGGTAGACGAACTGTTAGCAGTGATACACAAGTATGACGAAACGCTTTATATGTCCACAGTAATTGGTTGCTTGGAGTTGGTTAAGCAACAGTTGATTAACGAAAGCATGGGGGATGATGATGACTTGGCTTGATTTAGGATTGTTATGTTTGTTTCCTGTTTTATTTCTTCTTGCAAAAGCATTAGACAGAAAAGAATGGGTAGACCTCACAGACGATGAGATGCTGATGATCTACGGGCAAAACCATGAAGGCAAGAAGTACAACCTTGGTCGCATGGTGCAACAAGCATTAAAGGAGAAGAACACATGATTAGAAAACCAGTAGGGCTAACTGCGCCATACCGCGCAGATGATGACGATGACATTCAAGACTACAAGAAGCCTTGGGTTGGGTTGACAGACAAGGAGTTGCCAGCGCTTGCTGGTGATAACGGGAAGGTGATGGACTTGGAGCAGACGCGCAAGTTTTACAGGGTTATAGAGCGGTTATTAAAGGAGAAGAACACATGACAAGAGAACTAACACAACTACGCGAGGTGCACGCTATTCAAGGGCGCGATGGTTGTTGGGACATTGATGACTACATGCTGGGTATGTACAACGGACTTGAGTTGGCGTTATCAATCATGGAGAACCGCGCACCCGCATATAGAAAGATGCGTAAATGGACAGGGCTAACAGACAAGGAGGTAGAAGAACTAGCCGTGTACCCTATGAACCCCACTGCGGACTTAGTCCGCGCTATTGAAAAACTTTTAAAGGACAAGAACAATGTATGAAGTACTAATTTTTATCGCGGGTATGTTGATGCCCCTAGTCATGGGCATTGTGGAGGAAGCGTGCGATTGGGTTTGCATAAAGATACGGGCGCACGGCGATGATTGAATTGATGCCACAAAATATAAGCCACTACAAACAGAATCAAAAACTGATTGAAGAGCTTGCCGAGGCTGTTATCTTGCACCACGCCAGTTCAGCGTTGAAGTACAAGATTGCCAACATTTTGGAGAAGCATGTACCGCTTATGGACGAAGCGTGCTATGTCCGTGGATGTCCTTGTTATGACCCCTTTGAGGAGAAACGTAATGCTTGAAACAATTTGCTGGGCTGTAGTTTTTATGGGGCTGGGCGCTATCTGCGTCTTGGCTGTGGGCTGGGCAATTATTCGTATGAGTGAGGACGAGATATGAAGAAAGAAGAAATGATTGCGCTACTGCGTAGCGTCAACTGCGACGAGAACACAGTGACTGCCATGACCAACGCTTACGAGATGGGGTTTGAGCATGGAGCTAGTGTTTACAAACAGTTAGGCGCTGCGATTGAGGATGCTACAGATGTATGCAAAGCGCTTGACCAAGGCGACATAGTAGGCGCTAAGACTGCAAGCCAATACTTCTGGGACACACTTGGCAAAGTAAGGGATATGGAATGAACAAACAACTATTGATCGGGTGCGGGTCACTCAAGAACAAACGCCTGTCTCTTGACGGGACAAACCAATGGGAAGACTTGACAACGCTTGACTACAACCCTGACCACAGACCTGATGTGGTGTGGGACTTGATGGAGTTCCCCCTACCCTTTAAAGACAACACGTTTGATGAGGTGCATGCCTACGAGGTACTGGAGCACACAGGTGCACAAGGAGACTACAAGTTTTTCTTTGCGCAGTTCTCTGAATTCTGGCGCATCTTGCGTCCTAACGGCCACATGCTAGTGACTTGCCCCTCACGCCATTCAGCATGGGCATGGGGTGACCCGAGCCACACGCGGGTACTACAGCAAGAGCACTTGATCTTCTTGAGCCAAGCAGAGTACAACAAGCAAATAGGTAAGACAGCTATGTCTGACTTCAGAAACATATACAAGGCCGACTTCCATACCTTGTGGGTACAGGAGGACGAGAACGCTTTGAACTTCATCATCAAGGCGATCAAGGAATGAAATGCCCTGTATGCGGCGCATGGACGCTAGTTAAACAAACAACAACATCACCCACGTTTGGGTATACAAGGAGAAGAGAGTGTGCAAATGAACACAGATTTACCACAAAGGAAGTCGTTGTCCCGCAAGAGGACATCGACGAAGAACGCAGACTTAATCTTGCGAATAACCTCGAACGATTGGAATCCATTCGAGCGAGCCGACCCAAGCGTGTTAGAAAAAGCCGCGCAAGAATTTACTAAACAACGCATTCATCAAATGCAGGAGGCCACATGGTAAATAAATAATCCACGCTACAACCACAAACAATTTTTAAATAACAGGAGAAGTAAATGGTTACCACCACTAAAGAAGAAACAGGCGTTATCTCTGCACCGAAGTTCGGTACAGTTAAATTCATAATTGAGGGCACAGCCCCCTTGGTTGTTGAGCGCTTTAGTAAGAAAGCAGAGTTGATGGCTAAGATGGCAGAAGGCCCATCCGCCAAGAATAAGAAGAACCGCGAAGCGCGCGACTACGACAAGGAAGCAGAGGAAGCACGCTACAGAAGCCCCGAGAAATGGGAAGGTATGAACGCTGCAGCCTTTCGTGCGGCCATGATTAGTGCGTGTCGTCTGGTTGGATTCAAGATGACGCTGGCTAAACTATCCACGTTCGTCGAAGCCGATGGCTTTGATGTAAATGATGGCGTCCCTCTTGTGCGTATTTATGGGCAAAGCCATACTTACACAGCACATACAAGAAACGCTACTGGCGTGGTGGATGTGCGCTCGCGTCCTATGTATCGCAACTGGGCGGCTTGCCTGTCTGTGCGCTACGACATGGATCAGTTCAAGATGTCAGATGTACTCAACCTCGTAGCGCGTTGCGGTATGCAGGTTGGTATTGGGGCAGGCCGACCCGACAGCAAAGCAAGTGCTGGTTGTGGCTTTGGTCTTTTTAGAGTTGTGCCTACTGAGCAAGCGAAAGGAGTGATGAAGAAGTACGGCATTAAATAACCACCGCAGGCATGGCTAGGCGCAGATCGGCGCGGCCAGGCTCGGCTTGGCAAGGTGTGGTAAAGCAAGGCAGGCGGGGCGGCGCAAGGCGAAGCGAGTTCTGTTTTGGCTGGGTTTGGCAGGCGTGGCTAGGCTGGGCTTGGTTCGGCGCAGAGTGGCGCAGTGAGGCAAGGCAGGCAAGGCTAGGAGAGGCTGAGCTAGGTGGGGCAAGGCAGGCGTAGCGGGGCGAGGCGTGGATAGGACTAGCAAGGCACGGTCAGGCAAGGCAGGTATGGACCGGCGTGGCTCGGAATGGTGCGGCAGATCACGGTACGGCAAGGCACAGCACCGCAGGCATTTTTTAACAGGAGAAACAATGAGTTATGAATTAGAAAGAACAGTGTTAACAACCATCGCTAAACAAAACGATGGCATCTTGCAAGTAGACGATGTGCTTGAAGAGGCAAGCAACGAGGACAGCCCATTACATAAACATTTTGAGTGGGATGACTCGGTTGCAGCCGAACAGCACAGACGCTATCAAGCAAGGGTGTTAATTCAGAAGTGTCACATCACGCTAGTAGAAAGCGAGCCTACAAAAATACGGGCGTTTGTTAGTCTGCAAGCTGATCGTGACGAGGGCGGGGGCTACCGCCTGACAACATCGGTGATGAGTGATGAAGAGTTACGCGAAGAGCTACTGCATGAGATGGGTCTGACGATTGCTCGTTGGACGCGTAAGTTGCACCTACTAGATTCGTTAACCACAGAACTCATCTTGCAGTTGGAGCAGCAAGTAACCCCCAAGAAAGTTAGTAACGTAAGAAGGATAAACGCATGATTCCAAACCACGCACAAATGAACCTACGATTCAACGGCACCACAGCCGACGACATACAAGTAAGTGGTAACCACTACAAAGATATGCCCATCCAGCCTTGGCATGTGATGGAGTCGGTGTTAACCCGTGAAGAATTCATCGGGTTCCTCAAAGGCAATGTGATTAAATATTCCCTCCGCGCTGGGCGCAAAGAAGGCAGTGATGACGCTGGCAAGGCTCGGCACTACATGCAAAAACTATCGGAGGTAACCAATGGCATCCACACCAGAGAAGAAAGTTAAAGACAACGTCAAGAAGACGCTGGACTCTATGGGCATCTGGCACTTCTCGCCCTACCAAGCGGGCATGGGGCGTGCTGGTATCCCTGACATCATCGCTTGCTACAAGGGGATGTTCGTGGCCATAGAGTGCAAGGCAGGCAAGGGAAAGACAACCGCCCTACAAGAGCGGGAGATAGAAGCCATACGCCGAGCCAAGGGGCTGGCGTTTGTGATTAACGAAGACAACATGGATAACCTACAGGAGTTACTTGAATGGAACAAAGACGCACACTAGGCCAAACTAAAGAGGCCTTGGAATTTATGGCAAAGCTCGACAGCCTGACAGAAGAAAAGCGTAACTACCTACGCGCAGTATTCAAAGGGTTAGTTGAGTGTTGCGTGGACGACAAGATGCATGGGGTCGTGGTACTAGGCCACGAAGACAGCCACGCCAGTATCTACACCATGAACTGCAACGAGATGGAAGCGGCGTTCATACTCAACCAAGTCACGGGTAGTTTCAACGAGATGAACATGGCAGATGCGCCAGCCAAGGAGAGGTTTAATTGAAGCCATTCGACAAAATAATAACGATTGACTTCGAGACGCGGTGGGCTAAGAAAGACTACACGCTATCCAAGATGACAACG